TGGCGATTCAGCGCACGACGAGCTATCCGATGCACTTGATCGTCATCACCACGACTCCGGTGACGCCAGACGAGGCCGCATGGCAGAGCTATCTTGAGAGCGACCAACGCCGCTACTTCATGCCCTGCCCGCACTGCCGGGAGCTAATCACTTTCGAGCAGTCGATGCTCAAGTGGGATCAATCCGCGCGGCAGGAGGATGGATCGTGGGACTTGAAAGCCGTCCGCAATAGCGCACGCATGGAGTGTCCGAAGTGTGCGGGCGTGATCCGTGATGGGGCCAAGACCGTGATGCTGCGCGAGGGGCGATGGGTTGCGACCAATGACGCGGCCATGCCGGGGAATGTCGGCTACCACTTGAACGGCTTTTATTCGCCACGCCGCACCTTCGGCAACCTCGCGGTGAAGTTCTTGCAGGACAAGCAAAGCCTCATGGGTTTGCAGGACTACGTGAACAGCGTCCTTGCCGAGCCGTGGGAAGATGACGCCGAGAAAGAGCAAGAGACACCGCGCACGGCGAGCGACTACTTGATGGGCGACCGATGGGACGAGGCCGATTTCAGCGCCATGACCATTGACGTTCAAGACGCGGGCGGTCGGCACTTTTGGGTGGTAATCCGTGATTGGTCAAAAGACGGGCGAAGTCGAGGGCGATGGGCGGGGCGCGTCGAGACATGGGATGATTTGGAGCGCATCCGCGCCGAGAATGAAATCCGCCAGCCGTGCGTGTTTGTCGATAGCGCCTTCGCCACCCGCGAGGTTTATTTCATGTGCTGCCGCTTCGGATGGGTTTCCCTGCGAGGATCGGACAACGAGAGCTTTACATGGATCGACGGCGGTAAGCGCGTGCAGCGCGCCTATGCCAAGCCAGAGCGCGGCGATCCTGCGGGCGGCGGGAGGTGGGACGCTGGCACATTGCCACGCAGGAATTGTCCGGTGATTAAATTTAGCGCCCCGACTTGCGAAGACATCCTTGCCGCGTTGCGCCGAACCGATCCGCCGCGATGGGAGTTCCCGCGTGACTTCCCGGTTGATTGGCATCAGCACATGGCATCGACCGTGAAGAAGCGCGTCCGCAACGCTGCCACCGGAGCAGTGTCATACAAATGGGTAGTGCCGAAGGGCAAAGACAACCACTTGCGCGACTGCGAGAAAATGCAGGTAGTCGCCGCCCTGCTCGCCAAGGTTTTGACCCCCGCCGCCGAGCGCCCTTCAGAGAAGGCGACCCCGTAAAGTGGTCATTTGCAGGGGTTTAGGGGGGTGAAAAAAAAGATGAAAAAAGGTGCGTTTGCCCCTTTACAAAGCCAAGCGGTTGGCTTAACTTGTTGGGGTAATGAAAACACAGAACACACAAAACCAAATTCAAAACATCCTCACGCAAATGCAATTCATCCTCGGCATGACTTCGCCGCTGACGCTTTGCAAAGACCTATGCGATCTAATTTTCGCCCGTGATACCAACAACGTCTGGTGGAGCGCCCGCGTCACAAAGCAGGGCAAGCTCAAGAAAAATTCCGTCAGCGTCTCCTACTAACAACCAACCGAACGCAGAACAATGAACACACCAACCGCCACCATCCAAGCCGCCGCCCGTTACGTCACTCGCAGCATTTGCGATAGCAACTGCTTCTTTGAGTTGTTCGTCATCAAGCGCACGGCAAAAACCGCGACCATCCGCTACAACGGCGAAATTCGCCGCACCAAGATCAAGACCGATTGCAGCGGCATCGAATACCTCCGGCCCGACGATTACAGCATGGCCCCGATCTTCAAAGCGGAGGCGGCATGAAACCCGACAAGATCATTCCCTTCCCTATCAAGCCCGCCGCCCCCAAGCCCGTGCTTGACGAGGCCGAGCCGCAGAACATCATCGTGGTCGAGTTCGACCGGGACGAGTATATCGTAACCGCTACCCCTTACGCCGTATGAGCAAACAGACCGACATCAGCAAAGCCGCCGCCGCCCTCGGCAAGAGGGGCGGGCAGGCAGGCACAGGCAAGGCCAAGGCCCGCAGCAAAAAGTTTTACTCCGAGCAGGGCAAGAAGAGCGGGGAGGTTCGACGCCTCAAGGCGCTTCAGCGCAAGGGGGCCATTTGACGGATTCTTGACTTGTGGTAATCTCCGCGCCATGAGCCTACGTGCCGCCCGGAGTCGTGATAACCCACGACTCCAAACACGCTGACCCCGCTGATTACAACGAAGCATCCTGCGGCCCCGAACTGCCGCACGATACGGCGGAAGATTTATTTTTAGACGCACGCTGTCGCGTAGCCGCTCCCGCGCAGCTTGCGTCTTTCCGCGCCCTGCTGGATTGGTGGGCGCTGGAGGTCTTCAAGGAGTTCTGGAAAGACTACGAGGCGCAAGAGGGAGGAGGCCAAGCCTCGCGCACCTTCGGGGATGAGGCGGCGATCCGCCTCCTGCAAGCGTTGACCAACTCGCAGACACGGCAGACCGCGATGAAGGCGGAATGTTATCTCGCGGTCATAAACAGAAAACCGGAAAGCCAGACTGAGATTGCGCGTAAATACGGCGTGACCCGTGCCGCCGTTTCCAAGGTCATCGTCTCGATCAAGGACGATCTCGACCTCCCCACCGCGCGGCACATGAAAAGTGACACCGCCCGCGAGTCATATCGAACCCGCGCCCTGCGGGTTCACCAAATACGAAAAGAAAAATTATGCAAACAACCGAACAACAACTCGTTCACGAAGTTCTGGGCTTCGATGTCCAGCAACTTGAAACCGCCGATGCCTGCGCCGAGCAACTAAAGCTCGCGGCAGGGGAAGCAAACAAGATGGCCGCTTCGGCGGTCGGTTACGGACAGATGGCGATTCGCTACGCAATCAAGGCGGGCGAGATCATGAACAAGGCCAAGGACATTGTGCCGCACGGGGAGTTTGAAAACTGGATGGAAGGCTGCGGCGTCGATGTGTCCCTGCAAACGTGCCAGCGGTGGATGAAGCTGGCAAAAGCCTCACACGTGAGGGATTTGCTCGGCAACCCCGACATTAAAACGATGACGGACGCCTATCGCGCCACAGGCATCTTGCCCGAACCGGAGCCGAAGGCCGAAGGCGGGGAAGGGGAGAAGGATCGCCCACCCTTCACGCTCTCGTTCAAGACGCAATACCATCACCCCTCCGAGTGGCAGCGGGACGCGGCCCGCGACTTCCTCTACGAGTTCGACCGCTTGGCAAAACTGGCAATGCAACTCAAGACGGAGTTTGGCTTGTGAACGACCACCCGCGCGGAAGCATGGCAATCCCGATCTTCCTGTTTTGCTTCGCCGCTCTCGGCTTTGTCTGGTCGGTCGAGGCCACGGCGAAAGTGATCCTGCGAGTGCTTGGGCTTTGACAGTTTGGCAAAAGCATGGCGCGTTCCGACTTTTACGGCTTACCCGTGGCGACTCTTACCGAGTTGCGGGATGAGTATGTCGCCGCCATCAAAGCCATCGCCACCAACGGCGTCAGCTATTCCATCGGGGGGCGCAGCCTGTCCCGCGCCAATCTCACGGAGATGCGGAACACTCTTGGCGACATCACCGCCGCCATCGACCGCGCTTCCGGTAGCCGCCGCCGCACGACCCACGCATCCTTCGCGGGCGTCCGCTCATAATGAACCTTGTTGACCAGACCATCGCCCTATTCAGCCCCCGCGCGGCCCTGCGCCGGGAAGTGGCCCGCCAGAAGCTAACGGCTTTCTCGCGCTTCGACGCGGCCAAGATTACCCGCGCCCGCCCGCAGGCCCGTCAGAATATGCCCGCCGAGCAGATCGGGGGAACGACCGAGCGCATCCGGTTAATGAATCGCGCCCGCGACTTGGACGATAACTTCTCCACGGTCAGGGCGATCTTGACTCACTTCGTCATTCACACGGCAGGCACGCTTTCCTACCAAGCCCGCACGGGCGACACGGCCCTCGATCAAGACGTTGAAGCGTATCTAAATCAGTGGTTCGCCAACTGCGACTTGACCGGACGCCATTCGCTTCTTTGCCTTACGCAACTCGTCTTTCGCGCCGTGC